AAACATTGACGCCTCAAGGAGACTTCCATACAGGAGTGCATCACTCGCATTGTCGGTCAACCAATTAGTCAGATTGCTTGAAGACAGTGCGGGTAAACGGCGGCGGTAACTAATCTCTACTGGAATGTTACTGCTGGGAGTCGGTGCTACATATATAGTAGCATCATCAAAGTATGCGTAATACTCTGGTATTCCTGTTACTGACCTGTCAGGCCAAAACTCTGTCATAAACTCGTCAGAACGCAAAAGAAGGTTTACATGTGAACCAGTATTTCCAGATGTGTACCCAACCTTTGTCTGTAAGTTTTCAAGAGTTACCATATCTGTGGGCATAGTGAGATACGGGTCGTTCTGAGAAAACGCAGATAATTGTCTGCGCCGAAAGGCTGGTATCTTTAAGTCCCTAGACAGGCGTAGTTCGGTAAGGTCGATGAAGGTATCAATAGAGTTTGCAAACTCCGTGCCATCGTCTTCCATAAAGTCCTTAATGTTTTGTACAAGAGATGTATAATTCATACGGTGTTAACCCTATATCCCATCAATGAATGATTTGTGCAGTATGTGTAAAGTGTAGGCGCATTGGCGGCTACTAAGATTCTTACATACGCACCAGCGGAACCCGGTGTTCCCACAACGGTAACGCCAGTTGTGTATTCGGAACCACCTGAATGCGAACCACCCGCTGTTGTTGAAAATCTTAGAGGGTGACCAGAGTTCGATGAATCTGACTGGTCAAATATGTATGCCTCTCCCTCATTTATATCTACACCGCTAACACCAACAGTTTGTTGATTGTGACGGAACGCATTACCGCTACCAGTGTTTGTCACCGTTACTATTACTAGGTTCTCTGTGGTGCCGGGTGGGGTGTGTGCTACCCAACCCATGTTTGCATGATTAGTGCAATAGTAATATAAAGTTGGCGCACTCGAAGCCACCGCTATCTGTGTATAAGCACCAGCATTACCCGGAGTTCCAACAACCGTTACGCCAGTTGTATACTCTGACCCACCGTTATGAGTTCCATTTGGTGTTGTACTAAATCTAAGTGGGTGACCAGCATTACTACTGTCCGACTGGTCAAATATGTATGTGCTTCCCTCGTTAAGAGTGAGGGTTGGTGCAGGGCCACTGATACCAGCAAAGAAGTATCTATTGCCAGTGCCATATCCTGTAAAACCTGACTGAACAAAGACATTGTATGTGGTTGCTGAAGATACAACAGCACCTGCGGTTGTCTGAACAAATGCAGAACTAAAGTTGGCAGAAGGCGTAGTTATTGATGTGCTACCAGCCGTAGTCATATTGAAGCTAGTAGATATGTTAATCCCACTAAGAGAGAATCTGTTTTCTCCAGCGGTATGCGGATACAGAGTTTGAAAGGCTATGATGTTACTTGCTGGCTCAACTCTGTCGGGCCTTGGGTGACGCAATGCTTGCGGGTCAACAATTCTTTGTCTGCCCAACTGTAGCTGTGGATGGTCTTTGTCCAAGCACGGTGGGCAAACCCTAAGTCCATTAGGTCTTTTGTTTTCTATCTGTTCCTTTAAATCTTGATATGGATACTGTTGTCCACAGCGGTCACATAAAGCAACAGATTTCTTACCCGAAGCATATCTAGCCATTACTACTTCTTAGTCTTGCCGCCGTACATCATTTTCTTTGCGGGTTTTTTCTTAGCCTTCTTCTTGGCAATAGCTATTGCGGCCTGTTGCTTCTTAGTCTTAGACACCTTCTTAGCGGCCTTCTTTGTGGGTCCACCCTTCTTCATTTTGCCCACGCCATCAACGGTAAAGGCTGGAACTTTCTTTCCATCCTTCATTACCATTGGCATCTTGGTGCTACCGCCAGCTTTCATACCCATGATTTTGCCGCCACGCTTCATGCCCTTAGACATCATTGTCTTGCCACCGCGCTTCATTCCCTTGGACATCATTGTCTTGCCACCGCGCATCATGCCCTTAGGCTTCTTCTTCATCTTCTTCATCATCTGTCTCCGCATAAAGGTTGTTGAAAACCCGTGAAGTATCATTCACATAGTTAGGGTCTTGTTTAGAGTGATGGACCCACTGGCTTGGCCTGAAGTCCGGCGGTCCTTCTCCTGTAGCAAACCACGCTGGATTTGTTACTCGAACCCGATTGTTTGGCAGGGCTACAATATTCCCTGTCCACGGTCCCGCATCCATCAACTCAAGCACATGACTTTGCTTGTGTTGGGCGGGGTCGTCCGCTACCTCTGTGTCTGTATAGTCGATAGTAAAGTAATACTTTGCAGGGAAAAAATTCCCATCTATCTTTGCTTGCCAAGGACATGGTGTGGCCCTGTTAAGAACAAACACAGAATGATGATGTGACTGACAGTCCCACGGTTGGGCTAACTCAGTCGGCATTGGTTCAGGCCACTCTTCAAATGGCGTATCACCTACGAGGGCAGTGAGAGGCATCCTTGCCCACATTGCACCACCATGCACATTTTCTTCTTCATTTTCACAACCAGTAAATAAAATTTGAAAGGTCAAGGTTCTCATTGGAAGAGTTGTCACAGCTATCGCCATGCCATGCAAAAACTCTCCATGATATCTATCAAAGTTAGTTGTGTATTCACGCCTTACCCACGTTTTAAAATATGGGATATTGCTTGTAATATAATTCATGTAATGCTTGGCACTATCCTAAAGTCTGAACGGTCCCTGTCTTCAGTAGCCGCTAAATCAAAATCCTCCTCATACATCTGTTTTAACATAGCTACCCTGTCCGCTGTGTCAGGATTTTTTAATGCTAGTTGATATGCTAAACCAGCAACTATAGCTGGAAGAAACCTTGTTGGCGCATCAAATTGCGTAATAGAACCATTCACAGTGTCGTAAATTCTTCTGATGCGGTAATATACTAGTGTATAGTTATTGTTATTTGGCACAGGCCAAACAGTAATTTTCGGTGCGGATACCAATCTTTCAACGTATATTTTTACTGGTCTGCCATCTGAATTTTTTGATGAAAGAGAGGCATATTCACCGAGACTCATTCTAGTTATAGCTAAGTCAGACTGCGAAGAACCTGTTCCTTCTCTTATTGAATGGTCAAGGATACTTACAGTATCTGCTGGTAATGTATATGTTGCTGTTCCAGAAGTTAGGGACAATGTGCTTTCTTCTATCGTCCAAAGATTTATACCTCTGTTTGCAAAGTCCTGAGACAAAAGATTAAGGGAACGCCTTGCAGTGCGAAAATCGCTTCCTGAAAACGCACGGCCTAAACCAGCACGTTCATACGCTTCTTCTATTATTTCGTGGATATCAAGATTGAACGTAGCTGTTCCTGATGTAGCCATTCTCTAATACTTTCTATAGCATAGTCTTGTTCTTCGCGCCTTTCCTTGATGCGTTTTATCTTTGTCAACCTTCCCCGTTCGGAAACTGAGGTGCTTTTGTGTTGACGGTGTGCCTTCTTAATGCGGCGATAACACATACTCTATTTACGGAACTTCGCTGTTTTCTTTGCTATCCTTTTTGGTTGCTTGACGAACTGCTTTCCTGCTTTCGTCCCTTTTCTTTTTGCCCTTGTTGTTGCGGCATATTCCTTTGAGGAGAGAGATTTAATCGCCTTCGTAGGTAAATAGCGTTCACCCGTTGCCTTTGGACCGATTGTGCTGTTCTTACCACTCTTGGTTCTCCATTTCTGCTTTGACCACTTTGACAACTTGTTAGATGACTTCTTCTTTCCAGAGTAAGTTCCACCAGAGTCCTTGTAGTATTTTACAGCAAGTTGCATGGCCCGTGCCGAATGTTTTCCACCCATCTTTGCTTTGGCTCTTGCCTTTGCCGCCGCCCACTTTTTAGGGTCTCTTTTAGTTGCTGTGCTACCTTTTGCCATTACATCCCCTTCAATACTGAAGCAAACCAGACAAGCCAAACAATACCGAGAACACCAACACACAAGACCAGTATAATACCAATTATCTGCACCAATTCTTCCCGTTGTCTCTTGGCTAATTCAATCTGTTTTTGCCTTTCCTTCCTAGCATTGCCCTGAAACTTTATCCAATCATGCCATAGACCCGGCCTACCGCAGTATATCATGTACTGTTTCAACTCTTCTTCTTTCGACTTGAGAGTTTCTAAAGCCATAAACTCCTCAATGTCAGAAGATTGGTTTGGGTCGCGAAACAGTCCGTGCTTTTTCTTGTTTCCTTTTCTCTGGAGAGTGTCCTTTGCGTTAACGAAATCACTTATCGCTTTACCCGCTTTTAGCAAATCTCCAGAATTGGCAACGGTTTGCTTGATAACCGCGAAGGCCGCGTTAGCCGCCATCAATTCTGGTAACACTCTTCCCCCCTATATGTTTTAGCTTACAGTAAAATTACCGCCCTTTGTTGCCGCGCCCATGCCTCTACATGGTCCGCCATGTTTCATTTTCTTTACCTTACCACCGTACATCATGCCGGGTGTGCGTTCACGATTCATAGGGTTCTTAGGGTCAGCATCATGAAAATATCCATTCTTCTTTTTGAACTCAGCAAATGCTTGCGCCTTAGACTTGGGTGGTTGTGGGGTTCTACTCTTTTTTGGATTAACTTGTTCTTTCATGTTTGCACGACTCATCGTCATTTTATCCATCCTACAAATAAATGTGCGAGGGAGCCAACGACTCCCCCAATAGCAACCATAAGCCAGAAGGCACCCTTCCAGCGGTTGGCTTGCGCTTTCAGGTCCGACACCTCTTTATGAACGTGACGAACCTCATCCGATAATGTTTTAATGCGTTCCTCTAGCCTAGCTAGTGTTACTTCTACCGACTCCATCAGCACTTCCACCTGCGTCTTGCTTGTCGTAATCTACTGTTTGGATTTTTAGCCGCCTTTGGAAACTTTTTCATTTGACCTGCACTTCTGGCGCAGAAAGACTTACGCCGCTTGGCGTCCTTACTTCCCTTCTTAGGGTTGCCAGTTACAGCAGTTTTCAACTTAGAACCGGGGTTTGCCCTGCGATACGCCGCAACGCCCTTTTTAGTCATGCCAGCACCCTGTTTAGTCGGTCTAAAGTTTCCCGACTTAACAGAAGTTTTTATAGGCTTTTCTTTTTTTCTAGGCATGGAATAGGGTTACGGAACTTACATTGGTGACATCAACATATACGTTTGTTGAAAACCTGATTCCGTCAGATGGTATTGTGAGAGTGTTACTCTCGTCTTCCCCTGCCTCTGTGGCTGGAACAGTCAATGTAAGTAGAGTTGTTCCGCTTGCACCGCCATCCTTCAGAACTAGCGAACCAGCATTGGATGTACGGATATAATAAATTGATTTTACCCGTGCCGCGTGGTTAACGGCAACGCCGTCTGCGGTAACGGTTGTTGCGGTAATGTCCGACATTCATTCCTCCGAATAGCAAAAAAGGGGGGCGAGTTGCCTCGCCCCTCTAAGGTGTTTAAGCACCCGGTGAGCCGTAGTAGGCCAGCGGGTCTGAGTAGCCAAAGCTGTAACGCTCACGACCTTTGT